ATTGGTCCATCAATTTTTTTGCCACCGTCAGATATTGGACCATCAGGTGATTTTATAGTAAAAGATATTTCTCCGCCTTCATAGTCATCATTTAGGTACATAACAAAAGAAACTTTAAGTCTTTCGTCTCCTTCTTGCTGATCAAAGTGTGCACCCATAAATGTTCCTGCCTGATATTTTTTGATTGGATATTGAGGAAACAGCTTTGGTTCATCAGTAATTCCTTGAGCTTTTGCATAATCTCTTGCAACATCGTCAAATGCTTTTTGCAAAGTATTATAAATATACTTATCCTGATCATTAGCATCTGGAGTTAAAAAAATAGTTTTATCTGTTCCGTAAACATAATGTTGACCACTACAAGCCATCCACTCTCCCCACTCATCCTTATTGTCTTTTTCAATTGCTTCAACAAGTTTCTTAGGGTCTTCAATTACATCTTTGTAATAATAAACCTTTTCTTCAAGTATTTCTCTTTGCATTTTTATCTCCTTTTCTAGTATTTATTATTAACATAAAAATTTTTTATTTTTATAAAACCAACCAAAACATATCTTATTGGACCTTTTCCTACGTGTTTAACTCCATGATTAAACTCTTCCGTTCCTGGAAAAAATATAAGTGTTCCTGCTTTTGGTTTTAATTCTAAGTTTTTATTTACAAAAAACAACTCGCCGTCAATGTAATCATCATTTAAATATAAAATTGTTGCATATTTAATTGCTGGGTCAGTATCTTTGTCTGTATGCGCTTTTAATTCTACACCCTCTTGCATTCTTTGAAAAGTAACCATCCCAGTTTGCTCTAAAGATGAATCTGCTGTTTCTACAACAGCAAGAATCTTGTTTAACCATGACATAACTATAGGATCTCCATGGGTATCATAGTTTTTGTCTTGCCATCCCTGGGTAATTTCAAATTTTCCCTCTGCAACTAAATTTTCTACATCATCTCTACCAAATTTTTCTAAACAAAATCTTTTTAAGTTTTTTGTGTACTCTATATTCCAATCATCTTCTGTTAAATTATTTATAATACCCTTAATATAATCTAACTCTTCACTACTAGCAAAGTTTTCAATAACTAAAACCTGATCAATAGGCTCTTGAACTATAAAACCAATATCTTCTAATTCTTTTTTTAAAAAGGTAGCCATTTTAGTCTATATCCTTTGCCTTATACTTATTCCCATTGGCATCTAGCTTCCATCCTTGTTTTAGTAACTTTTGCCATTCAGCCCTTTCAATTTCTTGTTTTGCTCTAGTTTCTTTCATTTCTTTTGCCCAAGAATCTCTTAACTCTTGTGGATAATCAGACTCTTCTCTATCATCCCAGAAAGAACCTATGGTGTACCTTATTCCACTTTCTATTAGGGATACTTCGTGCATGTTGTTGAATCCTCCATCAAAAACTGCAAGCATTCCAACCTTTGGCTCAATGTCTATATTCTGATCTGGAAACTTTAATAGTCCGCCTTCAAAGTCATCATTTAAGTAAAGAAATCCAGCATATCTGCTTCTTGTAAAAGCTCCCGATTTTCCTTCAGCATCTGTGTTATCTGAGTGTATTCTTGCAAATGCTCCTGGCTCCCATTTTTGTGTGTGGTATCCAATCTTAGAAATTGTTTTTGGATCTAAATCATGAACAGATGCTATTGCTTCTGGCATTATATTTTCAATATCTGAAAAAATTGTTGGAATTAATCCAGCATCAAGAACTTCCTGATCTCCATCCTTTGGAAGAATAGATGAGTATGATTCATAAAAAGAAATTGGCATCCAGGATATTTTACCGTTATTTGCTTGTGCATCTAAAGCATTAATCATTTTTTGACAAGTCTTCTCATCAATAAAGTTTTCGTATACTACTATATCTTTCGTTATTCTTTTTTTATTGTTTAAATTCATGGCTTTTTATTTCCTGTATGTTCTGTGATCTCCCAAAAAAATGGACAGGTATATCTTATACCACTTTTAATTTCTGTTACTCCGTGAACATAGTTCATATCTCCTGGGAAAAAATACGCTGCACCCTTTTTAGGTTTAAACTGTACACCCTGTAGTGGGAAATATAGCTCTCCACCCTCATAGTCTTCATTTAAATAAAATAGACTTGAAAGGTCGTAGTTTGGAAAATCATTAGGAAGTCCTGCATCTGGACCTTCGTGCAGTTCTTTGTCTGCGTGAGGGTTCTGAAATTGGCCTGGTAGCCATCTAACAATAGTTGTACCAGTAGGTGTAACCTTTACCTTATAAAACTCTTCAACTATTGGCTTAAGCCTTTGAAATAATCCTGCAATTACTGGAGCAATTGTTGGATCATTTTTATCTAAAGTTGGACTAGTTGCTACCCTATCTTTCCAATATTCAGAGTCATAGACAACCGTTCCGTTTTCATTAACATGGCTTTGAGTTACATCCCAAATTGTTAAAGATTTTGCAGCCTTTTCTAAAAACTCTATTTCTTCTTGAGTCATAAAATTTTCTAACTCAACAATCATTTCTTTTCCACTGCCAAAAAATCCTGAAGGCGTCATGGATGGAGTTCTTTTAACAACTTGTGCATTATTATTTGTCATAATATGATTATACCCCTTTTCTATTATCTTTTACAGATAGGCGTAGAGTTGTTACTTCATGACTTCCTATTTTTTCTCCATGCTCATTAGTTGCATTTCTATACCAGTTTGTCCATTTTCCAACAGAAATATTTTTTTGTGAAGCTATTCCATATGACTTATTTTTATTTTCTCTTACTCTTCCTGGATCTGAATAATCAAAAATTTGTATTTCAGTTTTATCCATTGCTGACAGCGAAATTGGTATAATTGTTGCAATAGGCTCTCCAGCTTTTATTAATATTTCTTTATTGGCAATTTTTGCCCTTATTGCTAAAGGAAACCCAGTGTCTAGCCAAGAAGTGCTTATTACTGTTGCAATTGTTTCAAAGTCATTATTAAAGTAGTTTACTGGATTAATCGTCATAATACTAACATTTTTATCTGACCTAATTACAATTCCAGTGTGTATGCTTAAACTTGACTGACCTCTTCCAGTATATGCAAAATCTTCACCTTCTAAAATTGTTACATGATCTTGACTTGTATCATTAACTCCATCCCAAATAAACCTTATGTCTTTATCAAGTGAAAGATTCCATCCAACCATGTTTGCTGAAGTTACTGGAAAACATCTATATGCGTGTTTATCTGGTGTTTTATCTAGCCAATCTCTTTTTATAGACATTGGAGAAATTGTCACTAAAGACTCTTGAAATTTTTCAACTGTTATATTTAACATTAGTCTTAATCTTCAACATACATTTCTGCAGTATGAAACTTTTTGTTATAGTCTAACATAGTGACAATAGAGTATTTTGTGCCTGAGTGAACTGGCATTGCTTGATGAGGGTACATATAGTTAGATGGAAATATAAAAAGATCTCCAGCTTTTGGTTTAATGTTTAGGTTTTGTAATCTAAAGTATAACTCTCCACCTTCATAATCATCATTTACATATGCAACTAAAGAAACTGTACAATTATATGAAAATCCATGATCATGATGTTCTTTAAAATGTTGACCTGGACCATATTTAATAAAATTAAATGCCTCCCAATATTTTAAATCTCCAAGGTTGTGATCTCTTCTATAGTCATCAACGGCTTGAACCTGAGCATCATAAATATCTTGCCACAAAGATTGTAGCTTTAAGGAATCTTCGCTAAGATCTTGTTCTATGTCTGTTTTTTTAAACTTAAAATCGTAACAATCTCTGTAGTCTGGCATAAGTTGCTTATATCCAACATATGCTGGCATCCAATGATAACTTTTTCCTTCAGGAGACAGCTCTCCCATTTCAGCAACAGAGCCTAAGGTTTCTTCAAGTCTATTGATTACATCAAGCTCTTTTTTTATAACATTCCTATAGAGAACAATTCCGTTTCCAAGGTTTTCTTTTTCTGTCCATGTTTTCATTATATTTTCTCCTTTATATATTATTATAGCACTATCTAGATATATTTTCTTCTTGACCATATTTTATTTTTATAAATACCACCATCTGGTTTACGATAAAAGTTTGAATTATCCATTAATTTATTATAGATTTCTTTTTGATCTAAAACTTCTATTTTTTGTTTCCAGTCTTCTCTTTTAAAAGGAAAAATTTGCAAATATGGAGTTCCTTCTGGTAAAACCCCTTCCCAACCTTCTACAATAAAAAATGGAAATGTTCCAAGTATATGAACTTTATCACAATCAACTATACCAGTTGTGTTTAAAAATGGTAAATCAAACCTATTCATTGGTGTCATAAACAAAGCACTATATCCTTCTGGAAGCTCTAATCCCCAATTTGAATACCAAGCAAAATGTTCCCTATAAAAACCTTTTGGATGTTCAAACTGTGGCATAGGTGCTCTTTTAAGGCAAAAATCTTCATACTTTTTATCAGATACCTTAACGTCAATGCTTCCTTTTTCATTTTTAAAAAATGTAAGATCGCATGGAGTTTTTAATACATACCCTGTTGAAAAACCATCCATAATTGCTGGGCATGCTTTCCATGTTGGAATTTTTCCATAATCTGAATCTGTTCCTTCTTTTGGAATTGGACATACTTCTTTTGTTGCTTTATAATATTCTTCAGTAAATGGATTTTTTGCAAATCGGTCTGCATTTTTATACCAGGAAGGTATCACAGACTGTGTTGTAGATGGTGCAGAAAAACTTTTTTCATTTAACCATGGCCTATAAGGCCTAAATGTAATTACGTTTTCATCTTGATTATTTTTTTTAAACAACTTATTTATGACCTAGTTGATTAATATCTGTCATGATTACCACACAATATTTTGTTCCTGATTTCATTGGCAAAGAAGCATGCTCATAGATGTAGTTTGATGGAAAAATTGCTATATCGCCAACCTTTGGTTTATGTGTGTAACCATCTAGTCTTGGAAACCTAATTTCTCCACCATCATAGTTATCATTAATATATATTACAGCAGATACTGTACAGTTATATGCTGGTCCGTGATCTGCATGTATATTAAAATGCGTTCCTTCACCTTCGTATTTTACAAAATTAAAGGCTTCGTAATAAACAACGCTTATGCCCCAATATTTAGCATAATCATCTACGCAATATTTTAACTTTTCATATATTTCTTGATGAAGGTCTAAAAGCTCTGTATTGTGTTCATCTCTTGGACCTAAATCTTCTTGTTTATATTTAAAATCTATGCAGTCTCTTGCTCTTTTGATTGGTGTTGGAGAGTTAGTAACTGTTGCATCAGCCCATTTATATTTTTTATTATTTGATAAATTTGATTCAAGTATGTTTATATATCTGTTTGCATCATCAATAGAAAAAACATTTTTATATATATTTAATCCTATACCTGGATTTTCAACAGTAATTTTTTCATCAAGCACTCTATCAATTCTTTTTGATGTTGTTTCTGATCTATCTTTAGTAAACCATGGGTTTGTATTTTCATCATCATATGCACTATTAGGTAATCTTTTGTTTTCCACTTTTTTACTCCTTCTTTATTTTAATTAATTGTATCACAACTATAATAATATTTTATTTTGTAATATTTTTTAAAGTTTTAACTTCATTTTCTAAATTTTCTACTTTTTCTAATAATATTTTTAAAACCTCTATAGAGTAGACAGAAAGAAGGTCATATTTAAGACCTAGTGGATTATTATCTTTGTCTAGAACAACGATATATTTAAGAGAGTCTATCTCATTAACTTCTTCTGCTATGTAGCCAATATGCCTGATCTCTTTAAGATCGCCATTGTATACCCATGTGACAGGATTCAAACTTTTTATAGTTTTTTCAAAATCAATTTCTACTAACCCCATACTGCTTAACTACCCCTTTTTATTTTGACTTTTTACTAAACACCCTCAAGATGCTGTGCTTAAATCTCTTAGATGAGTATGCAAATCCTGGGAAGAATGGACCAAATCCTGGTGGGAAGAATGGACCAAATCCTGGGAAGAACGGGAAGAACGGAAAGAATGGTGGGAAAAATGGCGGGAAGAATGGAAAGAACGGTGGGAAAAATGGAGGAGTTGTTACACTAGTAGATGCACTTGAAACTAAAGAGTTTCCATTTGCATTTGTAGCATAAACCGTGTAAGTCTGTGAAGTATTTGCCTCTTGAGTAACGTTAACACTTGTTGTTCCTGAACCTACAGTAGCGCCTTTACTATCTGATGATGCCCATGTATATCCAGAAATAGCTTTACCACCATTTGCAGGGGCTACCCAAGAAACAGCATCATTAAGTGCTGAAGTTACTACAGTTGGTGCTGCAGGTGTTGCTGGAACAGTTGTTGCAGTAATAGAAGCAGAAGCAGAAGATGCATCAGAAGTTCCTGAAGCATTAGTACCAGTAACTGTAAACGTATATGCAGTATTTGACTGCAATCCTGTAACTGTAAGTGGAGAAGAGCCTCCTGTTGCAGTAAAAGATCCAGGAGATGATGTTACTGTAAACGACGTTGCTGTTGCTCCTGCTCCTGCAGTAAATTCTACACTAGCAGCACCATTATTAAATGCACGACTTGTTCCTACGTCAGTTGCTGTAACGCTTGTTGGTACTCCTGGTGCACCCTTAGCTGAAGAGCCAATTACCCCTAAAATATCCATTACGAAATATCTCCTACTACGTACCAAACATTTGAGCCTTCATAGACTGCTGTTGCTGAAGAGTATCTTACACGAAGTTTTGGTGCAGTAGCTGTGGCACCAGTAGAGTTAATTGTAACTCCAGATCCTTGTGCAAATGTTACTTGGCCAGCTCCCTTTTGAATAACATTGAGCTGTGTTCCTATTGGATAAGCTACATCTGCTGATGGTGGAATTGTAACTGTAATTGCTGAAGCATTTGATGCAGTTATAAACTTACCAGCATCATCTAGAACAAATGTATATGTTGTTCCAGTTTGTCCATTAATACCTAGGTTAATTTTAGGTGAAGTTAAAGTTTTGTTTGTAAGTGTTTGGGCTGTTGAAAGATCTGCTGTAATACTAGTATTAATACTAAATGAGTTATCAGTTAATGTTAATCCGTTACCCGCAACAAATGTGCCAGCACCTGAAAATTGACTAAACTCAATTGGATCTGTACCTATTGTTCCAACAGTGTTTATCTGTACAAAGCCCTTGTTATCGTTTGCTGTTCCTCCAGTTACGAATACAAAGTCTCCTCCATCAATTTCAGCAGGAGAATCAAAGTCTGTTGCTCTAGATGGTGCTCCTGATGCTGCTACTACGTAAATACCGTTTTCAGATGCAGTTGACT